GTTCATCTTCATCGGTGCTGACGGTAATCGTTATGAGGCAGGTTGGAAGAATCACGGCGTCACTCCCGGCGCAACCATCGAGGCTAATATCAATGTCACCAAGTACGGCAACGAACTCACCGACATCCGTATCACTGCGTTCGGTGGTGCTGCTAGCCCTATCCCTAGTGTCAGCAGTGCCCCTGCTCCTGCTGTACGTGCTGTGGCTCCTGCCTCTGCTGGTTTCCCTCTAGACCCGACGAGCCGTGAGATTTCCATCATCCGTCAGAATGCCTTGACCAACGCGGTCAAGAGCATGGAGAATCTGTACGGTAACGGTTCGCAGCACGGCCTTGACGAGGACGCCTTTGTCGAACAGGTTCTCGGTATTGCCCGTAGGTATGCTGACTACACCAGCGGTCACGACTTGGTTGCCAAGCTTGCCGCAATGAAAGCTGACATGGAGTAAATGAAATGGCTAGCATTGATACCTTAGTTGAAGATGTCTACGCTGTCCTTGTGGGTACTAAGCCTCCCTCGGATATCGTAGATAATATTACTAGTAATGCAGAGTTTGCGAAGCGTGTGCTTCAGCACATTCATGCTGACCTAGTACCTGATGACCGTACCGACCGTGACCCCAACGAGTTCTACGTTACTCAGGTATCTAACCCTTGCTGGCGTAAGGCGTGGCTTGACAAGTTCAAGCCCACTGCCCTGCGTGAGCACGGTTTCTCAGGCTCTACCAAATTCAAGTTCCTCTACGGTGACCTGATTGAAGAGTCTTTCCTCTACTTAGCACAGGCTGCGGGACATGAAGTCAAAGATACGCAACGTCGATTCTCCGTGGATTTGCCGGGAGGCAAGTACAAGTTGGCTGGGCGTATCGACGCCGTGGTTGACGGGTGGCTTGTTGACGTTAAGAGTTCCGACCCCTTCACCTTTGACCGTATGGTCAAGGGCACGTACGATGACAAGTTCGGATACGAGACCCAGCTCCACCTCTATGCACACATGAGTCCTGACTTCTACAAGGGTGTGGCTAACATCTTTGTTAACAAAGTTAACGGTAAGATTCACATCCACAAGTGGGATTCTGCATCTAACGGGTTCATGGATGAAGTGGTTGAAGAGTTTGATACCGTTATGACGGCTACTCATCCGCCCCTCATTCCCTATGATTTGGAGGATGATGGTTCCCTCTGCACATCCTGTTCGTACTGCCCACTGAAGTTCCATTGCTACAGTGGTCTTCGCGTGTTTGCTTATTCAAGCGGCCCGAAGTTCGTGTCTGATGTTCGCACTAAGATTAAGGTCACGGAAATTACGGAGGCTTACAAGAAACAAACCGACGTAAGGTGACTAGTGGCAAAACGTAAACGTATTATCAGTAAGATACATAGGAGTGGATATGAAGATAGAGTCATTGCGGACTTGGATTCGCGGGGCATTGGGTATGGGTACGAACCTTTCAAGTTACCCTACACCATTGAAGCCGCGTACACACCTGACCTTGAACTTGCAAATGGCGTCATCGTCGAATGCAAGGGATATTTTGATTACGAAGCAAGACGTAAGATGTCTGCTGTCAAGAGAAGTAACCCCGACCTCGACATACGAATGTTGTTTGTACGAGATAACGCAATCAGGAAAGGTTCTGATTACCGCTATTCCGATTGGGGTCGAAGCAACGGCTTTACATGGAGCGTTGGGGAATCAGTCCCAGCAGAATGGGTAGCCGCAGAGCCTAGTGCTAGGCACGTGTACACCCCTAAACGTAAGAGGAGGAAGAAGCGTGAACAGCAAGGCTAACGGGCTACGCATACTGGTAATACCGGACTGTCAAGTACGAGAGGGTGTTCCGTTGGAGCACCTTACTTGGGCAGGTAAGGCTATCGTCCACTACCGACCTGACGTAGTGGTTAACATCGGAGACTTTGCAGATATGCCTAGTCTCTCGACCCATGACAAGGCTGGCAGTAAGTACTTTGAAGGACTCAGGTACAAGGCTGACGTTGAGGTAACCAAGCAAGCGATGGGTATGTTGCTTGCCCCTCTCATCGAAGAACAGAACAGGCTCAGGCGCAATAAAGAAAAGGCATATAAACCACGGATGGTCATGCTTCTCGGTAATCACGAGAACAGAATCAATCGTGCTATTAATAATTCCCCCGTGCTTGAAGGTTTAATCAGCACTAAGGACTTAGGCTATGAACAATTTTGGGAAGTACATTCGTTCCTTGAACCTGTATTTATTAATGGCGTTGGGTTCAGCCACTACTTTCCTACTGGCGCAATGGGTCGCCCTGCTTCTAGTGCTGCTACTATTATCAGTAAGTTGCACATGAGTTGCATCGCGGGTCACCAGCAAGGTAAGCAGGTTGCCTATGGTAAGAGGGCTGACGGTACTCCAGTGTGCGCTATCATTGCAGGTTCGTACTACCTTCACGACGAGGGTTACATGGACAAGCTGAGTAACCGACACTGGCGTGGCTTGGTCATGCTCCACGAAGTTAAGGACGGAAGTTTCGATGAGATGTTCCTATCTGTTGATTACCTAAGGAACAAGTTTGGAGAGGGCGTACCGTGGTAAACAGTACAGTCTCTCCCCTCTACACTAGATACGTAGAGGACATGGATGTTGACGAGTTATGTTCCTTGCTTTCCATATCACCTGAGGATATCATTGAGCGATTCTCGGATAGGATTCTAGAACTAGGTATTGAGAAGTCTTCAGTAACCCCTAACGATTGGGATGACGACGACTACGAGATTGAGGTATCACTAGACGACTTGACGTTTGGTGAGGACTGGACGGAGATGGACGACGATGATTGAGAAACCACAAGGCGCAATCAAGATGCGCGACTTACGTGTCTTAGAGGGGTACACTAGGGAATTGTCCGTAGTTGCCTCTGTTCACCAACTACCACGTGATGTAGAATTACTGGTAAGAAAGTTAGAAACCATTGTAGACAAACTAATAGGAGATGCAGAATATGTCTGACACTAACGAAACCATTCCTACCACTGATGGAATTACCTCTGAAGAAGTGGTAAACGATTTTCTTGACAACATGATTGCAGAACACAATTCTGAGCCAGTGTTCCTGTCTAATGACCGTGGCTTTATTGGTAGGCATGATGATATTTCGTATGCCTATACCTACAAGATAGAGCAGACCAATTATGGCTACCTCGATGCTGTCTTTGAGATTAATAAGCTTGGTTGCCGTGAGTATCTCACGATGAACAATAGCGTCTCAGCCATGGGTCTTATTGAGTACGAGAAGAAGGCACAGGAGAATATCTCTAATGCCCTGTCTGACATCGACAGCCTAATCCATGTGCTTCAAAACTATCGCCGTGAATTGCTGACCGCTATTGGTCACTATCAGGAAGTTCGTAAAGAGAACATTAAGAAGGGTGCACGTAATGTCTAATTACTTTGATAGCACTGGTACTCCCCTCTACAGTGAGGTCATCTACAAGTCTCGCTACGCTCGCTACCTCCCCGAACAGGGGAGGCGTGAGGAGTGGAACGAGACGGTTGACCGTTACTTCGGTTTCCTCAACAACCATATTATCAGTAAGTTTGGTGAGGAGAAGGCAGGGTACATCCCTTGGGAAGAACTGCGTGAGGCAGTACTCCAGCTAAAGGTTATGCCCTCGATGCGGGCGATGATGACTGCTGGCCCTGCCTTGGAAGCCAGCCATGTGGCAGGGTACAACTGTGCTTACCTGCCTATCGTTGACCTAGACTGCTTCTCTGAGGCTATGTACATCCTCATGTGTGGCACTGGGGTAGGTTTCTCTGTCGAACGTCAGTACGTAGCCTTGTTGCCTGAAGTCCCTAAGAATCTGTATCGGGACGCTAGCAAGGTAGTTATGTTTGAAGATAGCAAGGAGGGTTGGGCTAATGGATTCCGTGAGTTTGTGGCTACTGCTTTCAATTCAGGTTGTATACCTAGCTACGATATCAGTAAAGTGCGCCCTGCTGGAGCAACGCTCAAGACCTTTGGCGGCAGAGCGAGTGGCCCTGCACCGCTTGAATCTCTTCTTGCGTTTACTGGTAATATGTTGGACGGTGCTGCTGGGCGTAAACTTACTAGCATTGAGTGCCATGACCTGATGTGTAAGATTGCAGAGGTAGTGGTGGTAGGTGGCGTTCGCCGTAGTGCCCTCATCTCTCTCAGCAATCTGACCGACGAGCGTATGCGTCACGCCAAGGATGGGCAGTGGTGGAGCAACAATCCCCAACGTGCCCTTGCCAACAACAGCGTGTGCTATACGGAGACTCCCGACATGGGAGTATTCATGCGTGAGTGGCTGTCTCTCTACGAGAGCAAGAGTGGTGAACGTGGAATCTTTAACCGTGAAGCCGCCAAGAATGTGGTTAAGGATAACGGTAGGCGTGACTTTAATCACGAGTTTGGTACTAACCCGTGCTCGGAAATTATTCTTCGCCCGTTCCAGTTCTGCAACCTGACTGAGGTGGTTGTCCGTGAGGACGATGACTCTCACGATATTGAGGAGAAGGTAAAGCTTGCCTCTATCCTCGGTACTCTACAGGCTACCCTGACTGACTTCCCATTCCTACGTAGCAAGTGGAAGGAGAACTGTGAGGAAGAGCGTCTGCTCGGTGTATCTCTCACTGGTATCTGTGACAGTCCTACCACTACCTTCGGGGTCTACCTTGACGGTGAGCGTTGGAAGGATGCGGTAATCACTACCAATCAGATTTATGCCACCATGCTAGGCATCAATCCTAGTGCTGCTACTACCTGTGTTAAGCCTTCCGGTACGGTTAGTCAGTTGGTTAACAGTGCCTCAGGTATCCATCCTCGCTACTCTCCGTACTACATCCGTCGTGTACGTATGGATATCAAAGACCCTATCTGTAAGTTTCTTACTGATAATAACGTACCGTCTGAAGTTGACCAGTACAACTCTAGTGCGATGGTGTTCTCATTCCCAATCAATGCGGAGAGTAGTTCTACCCGCACTGACTTCACTGCTCTTCAGCAGTTGGAGATGTGGGATGATTATCAAACTCACTGGTGTGAGCACAAGCCTAGCATCACCGTGTACGTACGTGACCACGAGTGGCTAGATGTAGCGGCTTGGGTGTACGACCACATGGACTACATGAGTGGCGTGTCGTTCTTGCCGTACGATAACGGCAGTTATGTCCAAGCACCTTACGAAGAGATTAGCTATGACAAGTACAAAGAACTTGCCGCTGCTATGCCTCTGGTGCTAGACTGGTCGAAGATGGTGGAAGACCACGACACTACCACTGGTAGTCAAGAGTTGGCTTGCACTGGAACTAGTTGCGAAATTTAATTAGGAGATACGATTATGCGAGTTGGAATTATCGGAAGCCGGGGATTTACTGATGCGGCTATTGTGCACAGTACCCTTAACCGTCTTATCAGTAATAGTGGAGAGGACGTTATCGTTTGCTCCAGTGGTAAGGGTAGTGACGAGACAGTACACGCTTGGGCAAAGACTAACTTGGTAGATGCCGTGACCTTTCGTCCCTACAATTTTGTAGACCGCAAGGTTCCTCATCGTCCCAACTACTTCTACTTCTGCAACAAGCAGATTATCGACAACTCTGACACGGTGATTATTTTCTATGACGGCAAAGAAAAGTGTGCGCTTGCAGCGTACGAATACGCAGTCTCGAAGAACATCGAAATCGCGGCCTTCATCGACAGTAGCATCGAAGGTTAACCCTTCACACTACAAAGACCGCAAGTACGAAACCATAGATGTCCTTGAGGATTGCATAGCCAAGTGGCCTCCCGGTACGGCTCTCCGTATCGGACAGGCCCTTGCCTACTTAATCAGACACCAAGAGAAGGACGGCCTTGTCGATTTGCACAAGGCCATGTGGTACATCCAACGGGAGATAGCTAGCCATGAGCCTAAGGAAAGCAATAAACGATAAGTGTAGGAACTGTATCTACGACCCTGAGAGTGGGCTAGGTACGTGGAGACAGCAGGTTGAGGCGTGTGGTGTGGTGGCTTGTCCACTACACCCCTACCGCCCTAAGTCAAGTGGTGTTGCTAAGTTAGCCCAAGAGATAGAGGAAGATTTAGATGGACAAAGATAAACAGATTCAATTCCTAAAGGATTCTCACGATGCTATCCGTGAGTTAGCATACCAAACTGGAGTAAGAGATGAGCGCGAGGCGTGTGCGCGGTTGTTGGACGACCAGTGGTTCAAGACGCAAAGCGATTGCGCCGCAGCCATCCGTGCGAGGGGTGAGAAATGAGTAATACCCGCAGTATCCCTAAGACCCTTGCTCATCCTTGGAAGAAGTATCCCGCAGTGCCCCTGTGTATGCGTAAGGAAAGGAAAAAGAAATGAACCTTAAAGAATGGATTGCACCCGACAAGCAAGCCCACTTTTGGTGGGGCATGGCAATGGGTTGTCCCCTAACAATTCTTACTGATATTATTACGGCTACCTTTATTGTAGCCGCTATCGCTACTGCTAAAGAGATGTGGTACGACGCTAAGTTTAACGGTACTACTGACTTCAAGGACTTCTTGGTTACTACCATAGGAGGGGCAGTAGGTGCTGTTCTTATGGTATGGTTGATATAACCAAATGTTCTGGAGAGGGTTGTCCCCTAGCCGAAACCTGCTACAGGTTTACAGCAGTTGGTGACCCATACTATCAGTCTTATTTTGTCCAACCTCCGTATAAAGAAGATACTGGTTGCTCTATGTTCTGGAACACAGAAGGAAAGAAAGATGAACGATAAGATTAAAGTAGTTCCGATGCCCAAAAAGAAAGAGCCTACTAGTGCCACAGCAGATGATGTGCTGGAGGCAGCTAAAGGCTCTTTGAGTAGTGATATGCTTATTATCGGCTGGAACAAGGAGCAAGATGCCATTCACATCTTGACCCCTTGCCGTGACAAGGCTGCGCTTGTGTACCTGTTAGAGTACGTCAAGCACTCGGTTGTTGCTGGTGACTTTAACTAATCTTCTTGACCCGTTCGTAAGTACGGAATCCACCAAGACCTAGTTGACCAGTCAATAATACTAGTAACATATCCATATCGATGGCAGGTAGTGGGGGTGCGACTCCCCCGCTAACCTGTATAATCCACGGTAGAAGTGGACGAACTAGGGCCATGTATGCGAATCCGGCTACGCATACCCACCCACTGGCAGGACGCCAGCCACTCTTGAACACATCAGGACTAGCCGCTTCAATTTGGTTAGTCTTGATTTGCTCCCTAGCCAACTCGACCTCGGCGTCGAGTACCTTAAGCTCCCCTGCCTGAGCCATCTTAGCTAACTCAAGCTGTATCTCCAGCTTCTTCTGAGGGTCAGGGATTACACGGTCAGTTATCTTACCAATAATATCAGCCACTGGGCCTAGCCACGTGATGCTCATACTTCCCCCGTTTTCATTTGGTTTACTAGAGTCTTAGCTCGTCCACCGACTTGCTTGTACCACAAGCTCTGCTCCATATTGTTAGCAGCATCTGCGTACCTACCCTCTTCAATAGCCCGTAGGGTATTGACGAAGGTCAGCAGCTTGGGTACTCCCATGTTGTACGCCATATCGTAAAGGATACCTTGGCGCACTGGGTCTAGCTTTGTAATCCACGGTCTCTTACTGATAAGTTCTAGGCGATGCTCCTTGTACTTCAGTTCAAAGAGTCCCTCTGCCATCTCCTTAGGGATGTCATTGGCTTCCAAGTTGAAGCCGTACCCTACCGTGGCAATCCCCTTAGTATCCTTGTACATCCGCAGACGAAGCCCCTCGTGCTTCTTAATCTGCTCCTTCATGTATGCGCTAACGTCCAAGCAGCACCTCCCGCACACCATCCCAAAAGATTGCGAGGAGCGTGGTGACAGCAGTCATCACCATAATCACACCACCCCACTTCCCCTCGTACTTATCTAACTTACTAGTAATAGTAGTTAGCTGTTCGCACACCTTCTCTAGGTCATCAACAGTACGTTCGTACTTTGACTCTAAGGCTGTGAGCCTACGCTCTACGTCGAGTTCGTGTTCGTTCATTTATTGTTACCGTACATGGCAGCTTGTTCGTTGTGGAGTTGTTCTGCGTAACGAGTCGCATCCTCTGGAGTTCTAAAGATTCCTAGGTGCTGACCTGTTCGCCTGTATAAATCTATTGCTTGCTTATCAGTAAGAATCTTCCCATCAGGACTCACGGTAGGTATCAGTACCTCTCCCTTATCTGTGCCAATAGACATCGACCTTACCGTAGAGATAGTTCCGTCTGAGTTGCTAACTACTGGGCGATTAGCTAAGTCAATGTTTCCGCTTTCTAGAAGTGACCCCCTAGGCGTGGTCGCATCAGAAGGTACAAACTTTTCAGCAGCAGGAGGACGCATCAAGCTGTTAACAAATGCTTGCGTGTTCTCCTTACCCCAGTACCTAGCAAGAATGCGTACATTCATATTCAAAACATCTAGATTCCTTACTGCGGAACTACCCATCGTGCCACCTTCAAATATTGGCTCCCGTGACTTCGGGTCTAGCTTTTCAAACCTAAAAGCATTGACACTCAATCTGCTTATCTTTGCGTCACCAAATATCCCGCCTTGAGTTTGATTATCTTTAATATTCTGCATATCTTGCTTTGCTTGTGAAATCAAAGTCTGACGGAAACCGGGGCTAGCGTCCAAGTAACTAACAATGTCAGGATGGAACAACAAACGCTCACGAGTATTAACTCCACCATCGTAGTCCGGCCTAACCATAGTATCGTATTCTTTTTGAATAACTTTTTGCTTTGCTTGGTCAGTAGCAGGTGTATTCTTTCCGAGCTTAAATGCACTTGCGTACATCAGGCGTTCAGCCAAGGAGCCAACTGGAATCTTTGCTGGGTCAAACTTACCAGCACTGATATCACTGTTAATCTGGAAATAACTTTGAGCTAACTGCCTTCCTTCTTCGGTCTGTAGCATATTGGCTCGGGCAGCTTCGATAGTTGCAAACCTTCCAAGCGCATTCAGTTGAGCCTGAGCCTTAGCACCTTCAGCACCACCACCCTTTGCAAGAGCTTGCAACTTAGATAGGTCAGCCCCACGTAGAGAATCCATTACTTTCACCAGTGGTTTGTAGTAGTCCTCAAGTACGGCCTTAGGGTTATTCCTCAACTCAGCCTGAAGTACAGGGTCATCCTTGAAAGCAATTGCCATCGCTGCAAAAGTACCAGCGTTGGGGTCAGTCCGGACAGCACGTGCAACCGCTGCATCTTTCTGCACAAGTTCTGCAAACTGTTCTGCATTCTGTGCCTGAGTATTGAAGAAAGCCCTAACTTCTTGCATTTGACTTGGCGAAAGTCGTGCACCTTGCTTGTCTAATTCATTCAAGAAATCATCAAGCTTTTGGCTAACAGTCCTAACACCTAGGATAGAAGCAGCTCTAGCGGCTTCTGGAGTGGTATAAGATGCACTGCTAACAGCAAAATCAGAATGAAGTAAGTTAAACATACCATTGATTTGCGAGAATACAGCGGGCATCATAGCATCACCAAGAAGGATGCTTCGCTTACTCTGAACTTCTTCAGCAGCAAATGCTTCTTGCTTTTCAAAAGTATCACGAGCCACACTCATGCTCACACCAGCACGTATAGCGTATGCCTCTGTCTCTTTATAGTTCTTAATGAAGGGGTCAGACTCATCTAACTTTACTGCGTCAGCTTCTGCCATTACGTTAGAAGCAAGTTCTTCCGTAGTCTTAAAGACCTTAAGCAACGAGTCGGTGTACTGAGGATAGCTACGCATAGCCTGACGTTGAAGCGCAAGCAACTGGGAACCATTGTCCCTACGCAACTGACGAGCCTGTTGCTCCAGCTTCCGAATATTACCCATAATAGCGTCAAACCCAGCACGGTCACTAGGATTTATCTTTGCCCTCTCTTCATCAATACGAGCCTGTACGCTACTTTCTTGCTCAAGCAATCTCTGCCTTTGACCCATAGCCAAGTCAGCAAAAGTATTAACTGTTACTGCTTCGTCAGCATTAGCTTTGTTTGTTAGATAGTCACTGACCATAGTAGATGCATCTTCTACTAGCGTACCAAAAGAGCTAGGGCCACCTCCAGATTCTGGAGTGTAGGTAGGGATGCTCGGCGTAGCCGTATCTAGATTCTCATTAAAATTGACAGGCATAAGTTACTGGCCTTCTTGCGGGTTAGACATAGTAGAGTTGTACAGAGGATTGCTGCTGAGTTCTTCAGCAACATCACTTCCTTCCATGATGGTCTTCAGGTCACGAGATAGCTTGTCATCTTCCTTGAGACGGCTAGCCCATTGCTTTGCAAATTTAGCCTTGTCTTCTTCGTTCTCAAAGCTATTACCAATCATAAATAGATTAGTCTGCAAGATAGCAATGTCAGTTTCTGACGGTTGTCCCTTAGCAGCCAATCGAGTTGACAAGAGAGCCATTGCATTAACAGCTTCCTTAATGTCACTACCCGAATCTTTCTTAGCGGTAGCAATCTCACGTGCCCAGTCACGGCTCTTAACATCAAAGCCAATAGCCTTAGCAAAGACAGCACCGTCACTCAGCAACCAATACTTCTCTGGGTCACTTTCAATATCAAGAAGCTTTTGATTATTACTGGAAAGAATTGCTTGGTTGTTGTAGTAGAGACGGGCGATGTGCACGTTGCGCCAACCGGGAAGAACATCTAGCAACTCAGAAGCAGCCAAAGCCATACGCTGAGTGGTAAATCCATCTTCAGCCATAGCGTAGGGAGAAGCAATCTTCAGTGCATTACTGGTAACAGTAGCCACACGACCACCGAAACCGCCAGTAGCACCAGCAATAGCATGGATTACCGTAGGTTGGTCAGCCACACGGTTGATAGTTTCCAAGATGCCATTAGCCAATCCAGCACGGCTAGAGATAGAGGCGTACTCTTCTCCCAATCCGAGTGCGCCACCTAGGAATAGGTCTACCATGCCACCTTCAATGGCAACAGCAGCCTTCTCGTCAGTAATACCAAGGCCGCCATTCTCAACATCTCCAGTAACGTAGTTACGAAGGTTCTTTGAGAACAAACCACCCAATGGAATACCACCAGTCACACCGAACAGCATAGTACCTACGCCCAAGGAAGTAAGAGCCTCAGTCCTAGTCCACTGAGCACCCTCCTTACCAATAAGAGCTGGAATCAAGTGCTCCATGTACTTAGCAGTAATCTGCATATACTGGGTAGGAATAGAAGCCCAACCACTTTGCCATTTAGCCTTGTTAGCACGTTGCAAGTTGAAGGCTACCTTGTAGTACTCCTTCATAGTGACATCTAGTAGGTCACCAGTAGCCTTACCTGAATTGAGTAATGCCTTTGCACGTAAACCTGCAATCGCATGAGATATAATACGGTTAGTTAACTCACCTTCACGATAGAAGACTAGGCCCGAGTCAGCAACACGGCCCATCATCCCACGAGACACAAGCAATCCATTCTCAGCAGCATTGTAGTCTGCTGAAGTGTTACGAAGTGACCGAGCAAGGCCCGACTTCCTGAAGTTCTCAGCCATTTCCCTAGCTTCACCTACCTCGATACGAGAAAGCTTTGCAAACTTCTCAATCAGCATATCGTAGTTGGCATGGCTAGGATGTATGTAAGCCGTAGCACGTAGGAACGTATAGCGAGGAAGAGCCTTAACAAAATTAACAGGGTCTACCGAAGCAGCAATCGTCAAGCCCATTGCCTGAATAAAGAACTGAGCACCACTGTAGAATCCTAGCAAAGCGTGGTGTGTTACTCCACGCATATTACCAATAATGTTTGCGTTAGCTACATCTCTAATCCTCTCTACCGCAGTCGATGAGAGTTTACCCTCTACCTTCTCAGCAATGGCTCTAGCACCATTACCAAACATCGTCTCTTCTTCAGTGCGAACAGCAAGCCAATCCTTCATCACCTCACGGTACTCAGTGATTGCTTTGCGCTCAGGAATAGTCAAAGCCGCAGTAGACTTAAAGTCACTGCGCCAGTCAGTTGGGTCAACCAGATGCTTACCATAGTTATTCTGGAACTGCGTGATAATTCGCTGACGGAAAGCAGTTTGAGGATAAGCCCAAGTCATAGAACGTGTGTAGCGATTGAGCGAGTCGATAGCCCCATACCGTGGGGTTTCTAGTGCACTAGCCCCGTACTTGATAGGTTCTTCACCACGGGCCTGAAAGTAACGACCATTGTGTAGAGCTTCCTCTACAGCCTGACGGTAGTCATCTCCTTCCTTACCTTGAATAGCCTTTAAATCTCGGTCAAGGGCTACAGTAAGTTTGTCTTCCTTAACAGTAATACCTAGGTTTGCATCGTCTGCAAACTTCATAGCCTCTTCTTTAGTATCAAAGAAACGACGAACTTCGTTACTGTAAATCTTAGTTCCGTTAACAATCTTAGCAGCACGTTGCCGTACTACATAATTGACGCGACGGTAGTACAGCGGGACGTAGCCTTGACGATAGCCCAGCATCCCAGAGTCAATTCCCTTCAGCTCAGTCTGACGCACAAAGCCATGAGTAAAGTACTCATTGCCAATCTTTACAGGCTTATCAAACTCTACAAAGACACGGCTATTATCATTTACCCAACGAGCCTCAACGTCTTTAGCTACCAAACCAGTTCGCTCAGTGTAGGCAATTCGCTTAACATCTTTAGGGATAGTAACAGTAGATAAGCCATTAGCATCAGTACGAGTAAAGGCAAGCTTGCCAGACAACTTCATTGGCTGACCTTCTACAATGGTGTTAATACCACGGTAGTTGCGGAAGTTCAAATCTCGTCCGTAGATGTCGTCTCTAATCTTGTACAACTCATCGTACAAATGGCGCATCTCATAGTACTTAGCAATCTGTCGTTCAGACAGAGCAACTACTCCAGCCCCTTCAACAGCTACCCCTTCCGTAAGTTCTCGCGCAGTGTATTGGCGAGACATACGGTCACCTTGGATAAGAACATCATCAATGCTCTTCCACTCTTGTGAACTCATACCAGTAAGAATTCGGTCTTTAAACTTTAGCTCTAAGACTTCATCAAAAATCTTACGGAACTCATAGGAGAAAGCCTCACTGGTAAGTTCTACTTCACTAGCCTTAGCTAGATTGGCACGAGCAGTCCCAGTGAGCCAAGCTGACGGAGATAGAGTCTTGCTTGCTAATTCTCCCAACTCACCTAGCGGTGTCATCTCACCAATGCCATCACGAGTAAAGGATAGTTTCTGAGTAAGCTCACCATTCCGCATACGCAACACAAAGCCAGTAGCATCACGGCTCTCTACGGTCACAGCCTCAGGCACAACAGCCATACGCTGACGAATGAAAGCTTCTTGCTCATCAAGAGACAGAGGACTCTGCTCAGGTATAGCCTTACGTGCTTCACTAATCTTAGCAGTAAGTTTTGCACGTGCAGCCTCGATGCCAGCAACCGTCTCGGGAGCTAGACCAGCCGTAACTTCTGGGGCCATATTACCAATAACAGGGTCTGCACTTACACGAGCTTCAAGGGTAGATACCCCAATGTCGGCAGCTCGGCCTTCTTCCGTAAGCACACGCGCATTTAGCTGACCAGCTTCACGTTTAAATCCGCGACCAGCAAGACTAGATACTGCGCTTGCACCTCTTTTGATTCGTGCACCTAAACCAAAACCAGTAAAGTAAAGTGGTGATAGTACAAGTTCTGTTACTCGTTCTTCAGTAGTAGTAGACAGGTCAATGAAATTTTGCAGTGCTTGACTAGCAATATCTAAATCTCCATCTGCATA